CAAGCCGAATCAAAATCAAAGAATTTATCCAAGTCAAGAAATTAAGAAAGCTGTTGACAGCATACAACAACGAATTGACGATGGATTTACTGTATTAGGCGAAGCGGATCATCCAGATGACTTACAAGTTAATCTAGACCGTGTGTCTCATATGATTGAACGTATGTGGATGAACGGTGATGACGGTATAGGACGTCTAAAACTACTACCTACACCATTGGGAAATATTTGTAAAACCCTTATTGAGTGTGGTGCAAAACTTGGCGTATCGTCAAGAGGTAGCGGAAATGTTAATGAAAGCGGTAAAGTTAGCGGTTTCGATATTCAAACAGTTGATATCGTTGCAAACCCTAGCGCACCAGATGCATATCCAGATCCTCTATATGAGCAAATTATGAATGGTAGACGTGGTAATGTCTTATTAGATGTTGCAGAAGCTACGAATCACGACGATGCGGCTCAAAAGTATCTTCAGAGTGAGGTACTTAAATTTATTAATAACTTAGATATTGGGAGAAGATAATGGCTCATGCAATTGAACAACTCCTAAGTTCTGAAATGCTATCAGAAGAGGTATGTATAACTCTTTCAGAAGCGTGGGAAGCAAAATTAAGTGAAGCTCGTGAAGAGATCACTGCTGAACTACGTGAAGAGTTTGCTAATCGTTATGAAACAGACAAAGAGCAAATGGTGGAAGCACTAGATGCAATGCTGAAAGATACAATCACTTCTGAACTTGAAGAGTTTCAACAAGATAAAAAACTAGCTATGGAAGCACAAGTAAATTATCAGAAACAAATTAAAGAACATACTGCTCTACTAGATCGTTTTGTAATGGAAACACTACAAAAAGAAATTCAAGAGCTACATGCAGATCGTAAACTTCAAGAGTCAAATTTTGAAAAGTTAGAAGACTTCGTGATGGAGCAGCTAACTACAGAACTTAATGAATTCCACCAGGACAAGAAAGACCTAATCGAACAAAAGGTAAAACTAGTTTCTGAAGGAAAAGACATCATTGCCCAAGCTAAGAAAGAATTTGTATCTAAAGCAAGTGAAAAGCTAGCGAATATTGTTGAAACAACATTAAAAGGCGAACTAAGCACACTTAAAGAAGATATTCAGTCAGCAAAAGAAAACATGTTTGGTCGTAAGATCTTTGAAACATTTGCAGCTGAATTTACAAGTTCACACCTAGCAGAAGGCACAACTGTTTCTAAACTAACTGCTGAAATGGCAGAAGTAAAAGCACAACTAGCGGAAGCGCAAAAAGTTGTTGCTAAAAAAGAAGCAATGATCGCAGAAGCGGAGAAAAAAGCAGCAAGCATTAAAGAAGCAAACCTACGTAAAGCTACACTTGATGAATTGCTATCACCGCTAGCAAAAGAAAAACGTGAATTGATGGGTAACCTACTTGAAAGCGTACAAACTGATAAACTATCAGCAGCGTATAAAAAGTATTTACCGACTGTTCTTAACGAATCAGTAAAATCAACTTCACAAACATTAACAGAATCTCAGAAGACTGAGATTACAGGTAATAAGGCAAGCACACAGATTTCTGAAAGCGATGCCGAAATTATTAACCTTAAAAAATTAGCCGGTATCAAATAAGGAGTATACCAATGACACAAAATCTATTTGAAAATTGGAGTGTAACAAAAGACGCTCTAACAGATGGTCTAGCAGGCAACAAAAAGGTAGTAATGGAATCAGTTCTAGAAAACACAAAGAGCTACCTTTCAGAATCAGCAGCAGCTGGCTCAACAATGGCAGGTAACATTGCAACTATGAACAAAGTTATCCTACCAGTTATCCGTCGCGTTATGCCAACAGTTATCGCGAACGAACTAGTAGGCGTTCAGCCAATGACAGGCCCAGTAGGCCAAATCCACACACTACGTGTACGTTACTCAGAAGGTGCAGCAGGCGTTAACGCAGGCGACGAAGCACTATCACCATTTGCAATTGCACGTGGTTACTCAGGTGACGCAGCAACTGGCGGTCCAACTTCAACATCAACACTTGAAGCTGAAGCAGGCCGTAAACTAAGCATCCAAGTTCTAAAGCAGACAGTGGAAGCTAAAACACGTAAACTATCAGCACGTTGGACATTTGAAGCAGCGCAAGACGCTAACTCAATGCACGGTCTAGACGTTGAAGCAGAAATCATGCAAGCACTTGCACAAGAAATTACTGCTGAAATCGACCAAGAAGTTCTAACATCACTACGTACACTAGCAGGTACAGCAACAGACACATACGATCAAGGTAACGTATCAGGTCAAGCAACATTCGTTGGTGACCAACACGCAGCTCTAGCGGTTCTAATCAACCGTGCAGCAAACCTAATCGCAGCACGTACACGCCGTGGCGCAGGTAACTATGTAGTTGTTAGCCCAACAATCCTAACAGTACTACAATCAGCGACAACTTCAGCGTTTGCACGTACAACAGAAGGTCCATTTGAAGCACCAACAAACACAAAATTCGTTGGTACACTAAACAACACAATGCGTGTATTTGTAGACCAGTACGCAAACGACGGTACAGACATCCTAGTTGGTTACAAAGGTGAAGGTGAAATTGACGCAGCAGCATTCTACTGCCCATACATCCCACTAATGTCATCAGGTACAGTACTAGATCCAGCAACATTCGAGCCAACAGTATCATT